GTATAAACACAAACAGTATGTATACTTAGCAGGCAGTATGGAAGGGCTTACCAAGGAACAAATGTCTGAGTGGAGAGACTATGCCACTACTGAATTAGCCTTCAGAGATATTGACACCTTAGATCCTACAAGGAGAGTCACTTACCATGACCAAGCTAAGAATGATTACACAGCTAATCGTGTAGTTAAACATGACCTACAAGATATCGCTTATAGCTCAGTCGTATTAGTTGACTTAAGAGATAGTACACCTGGTCGTAAGTGGGGAACAGTATGTGAGATGGCACATGCACATACTAAGAATAAGATTATCATCGTAGTTACAGATGCTAATCAATTCAAGCATCCCTTTGTAGAGTTCTACGCAACGGAGATATATCATGATATGGACGATGCAATCGATGCAGTCGCAACATACTTCGAGTAAGCCTTTCCAATTAGTATTACAGGAATTAGGCTACAAGTGTGTTGAAGATGTTTATTATGGTGATGGTCTGAAGATATGGACTATCGGTAATGGTGTTTGGAAGATTGAAAAGGAGAATGAACATGCCTAATTGGTGTGCTAACGGATTGCGAATTACAGCAACAACAGAAGAACAAGAAGAAAAGTTAAGAGCATTACATCGTCATGCAGAAGCTGAAGGTGGTTTATGTTCTTTCTTTTATCCTACACCTCAAGAACTACTTGATACCGTAGCTGGTCATATGAGTGGTGAAGAAGGTGAGAAGCTTAAGAAGCAAGAACAAGCTAATATAGAAAAGTATGGTCAAGCTAATTGGTATGACTGGCAAGTGTTTACTTGGGGTACTAAATGGGATCCTAATGTAGACCATCAGGTTCTTACTAATGGTGGCAAAGCTTATGAATGTTTCTTTGACTCCGCTTGGAGTCCTCCTATTGGTTTCTACAACAGACTAGTTGAAGATGGTTATAAAGTAGAAGCTACTTACAATGAAATAGGTTGTGCTTATATTGGTTTCTATCGTGATGGCGATGATGAATGCTATTCATGGGGTGAAATTAAAGGCGATTATGAATCACAATTTACTGAACTACAAGACTCACCTAAACCTACTGATGAAGATTCAGATGAGTTTTGGGATTGGGATAGTCAACTAACAGACTTCTCTCAAGAAAAATTCTTTGATAACAATGGTCTAGAAGACTTAACACCACAAGGTTGGGGTGGTTAATTGGTTTGGAAATGTCCACCGTTAAACTTATTTAACTGGAATAACCTTTGGAAATGGAAAGAAGAAATGCCTTATATTACTGAAGAAGCAAGAGAAGAGTTACAATTTAGACCACCTAAAAATGCTGGTGAACTTAACTATGAGTTAACTCGTATGGTTCAAATCTATTTATATGGTGACGACGAAAGAGATTACCAAACAAGTTACCAACGATTCAATGATGCGATGGGTGCATTAGAGGGTTGTAAGTTAGAGTTGTATCGTAGGCTCATAGCACCGTATGAGGATGCGAAGATTGAAGAGAACGGTGATGTGTATAAATAACTGAAAGGGAATTAGAATGGAATATATTACAGACATTTATGTCAATAACAACAGAGTAACTTCACATGCTCGCTTACATACAGCACAAGAAGATTACAATCAGTACTATGATGACTCTGAGTTGTTTGATATCGTGGAAGCACGAGTAGAACACCACGGAGTTATCACTGTTATCTCTAACAAAGAACAGTTCGAAGCCTATGTATTAGGTGCTGAAAGAGCACACGCATGGAAGCCTAAGAGTGATTCTGACTTAGACTTCTATGATGAGTATGCTATGAAACATGGTAGCGTTAAAGGTTATGTAGCAAGTAGAAACTTTAACACCGAGAAACCAGAAAAGACTATGATGGAAAAGATTCTTGATGCTTCTGCAGAGAAAAACAGAGATCCTATCAACCCACCACACTACAAGGATATCGTCCCAGGATATCAATATATGGAGATGATGGTGTACATGCTAAAAGGTCTTGATGGTGTTGAGTCTCACTTACTAGGTCAAATATATAAATACTTGATGAGATGCGGTAAGAAGGATGAAGAACTACAAGAGCTTAAGAAAGCTAAGTGGTATCTCGATGCTCTAGTTAAGTATCATGAGCAAGGAAAGGTAATCTAATGAGTGCATGGTTGATTATCCTAACAGGATTAATCTACCTGTATATCGCAGCTGAACAATCACTCCGAGGTAACATAGGTATGGGTATATGTTACTTCGGTTATGCTGTAGGTAACATTGGATTATACCTGATGGCAGTTAAATAAGGAGTACTATGATTAAGATAGGAAGCTTTACAGACAAACAAGGTGGTCGAGAATTAGTCTTTGATATCTTCAAGTGTGTAGTGGATGAGGTCTCTGATGTATATGAAACTTCTTCTGGTAAAGAGATGATTGAAATTAAAATCAATGGTCAAACATTTGTAGGTTCTTATGACGAAGAAGTACATGACTTCCTAACAGCTAATGAAGGCTCTGAGTCTTTTGTTATCCTTTGGCGTAGCCATAAGGGTGGTTATATGGTAGCATACAACTTCTCTTATTGGAAACAGTATCAAGAAGGAGTATTACAACTAGCTGATGCACCGATAGTATCACCTACTCCTACAACGGGAGAAGCCTTCGTATATATGTGGGTTAACTTAGAGACAGGAAGGAAGTATATAGGTTACCATGTAGGAACAGAAGATGATGGATACATTGGTAGTGGTGTTCAATTCCTTCAGGAGTATAACAAAGGTAAAGATGGTTTTACCAGAACAATCTTAGCTAAAGGAACTCCTAAGGAGATGTACAAGCTAGAGACTATGCTACTCTTATTGCTTGAAAATCAAGAAGGATATTATAACGTAGGGAATAACCTAAAATGATTATTGAGTTTGTTAAATTACCTTGGTTTAAAGGTACACCGTTTTATTGGAGAGTAACATACTATAATAACGGTAACCCCTATATTGCTTACAGATTGTTATGCTTAGGAATAAGGATATACAAATGATTGAAGGACTAACAGCAAGACAGGTTATTGAAATGATTGCTAATGAATACATTGAATTATCTCATGATAAAATTAAGTTACAACGAGATGACCACATTAGATGGTGTAAGTCGTGGCTTGATTTAAACCCTGTTATTGAAACACCGTTAGAACAAGTAAGAAGATGGTGGAAAGAAACTTATGAGTAACATTACTTACAGTATTAACTGGATGGGTGTTATTAATCGTCAATGGTATATAAACAATGGTCTTACTCGTAGAGTAACTAAAGTACTAGAAGAAGATAGTGAGCTAACAGGAAGAAAGAAAGGTGATTCATATGAATACGATGAAGTCATTGAAGAATATTCTTGTGGTCGTATCGATGTCAGAGGCACTGATAGTAAATATGGGGAAGAAATAGGAGTAGATCCTATGAGAGCAGAAGACTGGTATACCTTTGGTAAGTGGTTAAGCACTGTAAGAACAGATGATGTATGGTCACTAAAAGATTTAGTTGAGATATACGAAAGGACTAACCCTAAAATAAGATGGTGGAAAAAGAATGATGACTAATTACATGACTAAAGATGAGCTATGGGCAAGAGTATTTGAGATGACTGTTCGTCTTCAATGGATGGAGAAACATTCACCCATGACTTACCAAGCTATGAAAAACAATTTTAGTTTACAGAAAGAAAATGAAGGAAAGGAATTTGTATGATTAAAAATCGTTATACATTTATTTGTGAAAGAGTTGATGATGATAACTATATTGAAGAAAGTCGTATTGAAGTAAGAAATAATGACCTTACTTATTTACCAGATGTTCTTAATGAGTTTGAACAATTCATTCGTGGATGTGGATTTCATGCTAAAGGTAATTTAATTTTTGTTGCTGACGATGAAAGGATTGAGCATGTTGACATCAGTAGATTTAGATGATATGAATTATCAAGAGCTTATTAAGCAGTACTCTAATGATTATAATACTGATGGTCTTATTTATTATATGGGTCTTGCAGCTGAAGCTGGAGAAGTTCTTAATGATAAAGTTAAATCACTTAAAGATGGTAAGATATTTAGTAAGGATGAAATTGCTAGTGAGTTAGGTGATGTTCTATATTATGTAACTTCTATTGCTAGTATTAACGGTATTAGTCTTAATCACTGCTATGAATCTAATCTTAACAAGATTAAATCGAGAGCAAAGTGATTTACAAAGATCCATATAGCAAACTTACTGTAATGATTAACCAAAGGATAGACTGGTTTATTAAGACAGGAGAGATACATAACTTTATGATTATGATGTCGCTACTTTACGAAAGGAATCTGATTGAACAACAATACTTATCTAGAAATAGCGGAACGTATAGCACAGGAATCAAAAGCAAATAAGCTTAAGGTCGGTTGTGTCTTAGTTAAGAATGGTAATATCATTTCATTCTCTTATAATGGCACACCACCTGGCAGCGATAATACCTGTGAGGATGAACACAACCATACTCACCCAGAGGTTATCCATGCTGAGTCTATGGCTATTACTAAGGCTGCTAAGGCAGGTATCTCCACAAGAGATTCTATTGCTTACGTAACACACCAACCATGTATTGATTGTGCAAAGCTTTTGTACCAAGCTGGTATTAAAGAAGTGTACTTCCGTAATGGGTATAAGTCTAACCAAGGAACAGACTTCCTTATCAATCAAGGGGTTAATGTAGTCTTCATTGCTGATTGGAATAAGGACTCTAGCCCTGCTCTAAAGGAATCCTCAATATGGAAGTCTTAATTGTTGCACTAGTTGCAGCAGCAATATACATCACCTACTTACTTAACAAGATTGATAAACAAAGAATACAATTAGTTGTGGCTCATCATATGATACAAGCCATGGCTAAAGACTTAGAAGAACTAGGTCATTCAACTATCGTGTTAGGAAGATTAAATGAAACAAGCCATTGATAAATGGACTGACAACACAACTAAACTTAGAATATCAGTGCACTGTTTATCTGATATGGAAGAGGATGTTAAGTTATTCTTCCGATTAGTCTTAGAAGATTATTGTAAACGCTACGAGGTAACTAACAAACACCCTAAGGCTCGCATTAATATTTCATTCATCGTATCACCACAGTTTACTCAAATAGATTCGTGCTCATGGTCTGATGAAGAGGAGTTAATGCAAATACAATTCTGGGATGTACTAGCTTCTACACATACAGAAGATATGTATGCACAAACAAAGTTCTTTGAGATTATCTCTCATGAATTTACTCATGCATGCCAATTCCTTACTGAAAGAAAACTACCTACAACTAAAATGTTTAGGGGTAAGAACTCAGGACTGTATGTTACTTCATACGATACAGCAGCTAATAACGATGATTATATGTTTGCTCCTCATGAAGTAGAAGCTCGTGTAATGGAGATGCATTACTTCACTAAGTTTGGTTATTTATTTGGGGACACTACCCAGCATGAAATCGCTTTACAAACAAGTAACTAATGCTCATGGTACAGTAATAGTTCTATTTGAGTTTCACTCAGATGGTTCTACTTACTGGCTCATGGAAGGAAAGAAAAGAACGCTTGAACCCTACGGTCAGCTAGATAAAGCAGGTATTGAAGACCTGTTTACTAAGCTTAAGGACTGGGCGGGATATACTAAGGATAAACCTAAATGAAACTCGTATTCGATATCGAGGCAGATGGCTTACAGCCTAACGTCTCTAAGGTATGGTGTTTGGTTGCTATTAATCCAGATACCAATGAACAATTTATTTACTCGGACTATGATCCAGATTACCCCTCTCTAGAAGAGGGTTTAAAATTCCTTAGCACAGCTAGGGTATTAGCTGGTCATAATATTTGTGGATATGACTTACCTGTTCTCAAACAATTATTTAATTGGGAACCATCTAGCACTACTAAGTGCTGGGATACATGGGTAATGTCGCAAACAATTCAATACAAAAGAAAACATAAGCATGGTCTTGAAGGATGGGGTGCTGCTCTTAGCTTCCCTAAGATAGAGTTCAATGACTTCTCTCAGTATACTAGACAGATGCTTACATACTGTATTCGTGACGTAGAATTAAACGTTATGGTATACAACAAGCTTAAAGAAGATGCTCTTAAGCTTAGTAAGATTAACCCTATGTTTCTTAAGGGCTTAGAAGTTGAGATGGAGTTCTCTCGTATTGAAGCTGAGATGAGAAACAAAGGTTGGGTATTTGATTTACAGAAAGCTTATAACATTAGAGATGAGATTGCTGCTCGTATGACTCACATTGAACAAACAATGGAGCCTAAGATTGGTATGAGAACTCTTAAGCTAGATAAGCCTGAAGAATTTAAGTCTCCTAAGTGGCGTAAAGATGGTTGTTACGCTGTTCAGACTGCTAAGTACTTTGATATCGAGGTAGAACGAGGTAAGGAAGACAGACCTATTGAGGGTGACTACTGTCGTGTAGAGTTTGCTCAAGCTTCTTTAGGTTCACTAGAGATTGTTAAAGACTATTTGTATTCTATTGGTTGGATTCCTGATGAATGGAACGTAGAAAGAATCAATGGTAAGTTTGTTAACAAGTCTCCTAAGCTAACTGAATCTTCATTAGAACCCTTAGGTGATGACGGTCTTATGCTCTCTGAATACTTATCTATTCGTAATAGGAAGTCTGTATTAGAAGGATGGATCGAACAAGTAGAACAAGGCGATAATAGACTACATGGTAAGGTCTGGACAGTAGGTACTCCTACATTCAGATGTCGTCATGAAGTAATTGCTAACTTACCTTCTGTTGGTACACCTTACGGAGAAGAACTACGATCATTACTTATCTGCGAAGATGGTATGTCTATTGTAGGTGCTGACTCTGCTGGTAACCAGATGAGAGGTCTATGTCATTATATCGGTAACGAGGAATTTACTAATGAAGTTATTAACGGAGATGTACACCAACGAAACGCTGATGTATTGGGTGTATCCAGAAAGATTGCTAAACCTTTCTTGTATGCTTATTTGTTTGGTGCTGGTGCTGGTAAGATTGGTTTAATATTAACAGGAAAGAGAGACACAAAAGTTGGACAAGCCGCAGATGAAAAATTCAAAGCATCAATTCCAGGATTGGGAGAACTCAAGAGCAAACTTAGTGCTCAATATAACAGCACAGCTAATAGGTTTGGTAGCGAGAACGCTTATATTCGTGGTCTTGATGGTCGTATTGTCTTTGTTAATTCTGAACATCAAGTTCTTAATTACTTGCTACAAACTGCTGAAGGTATTACCTGTAAAGCAGCTATGGTATACGCAAGGGACAAGATCAAAGAAGCAGGGATACATGCCTACCCAATTATACACTATCATGACGAGATGGCTTGGGTATGCCAAGACAGAGATGCAGAGATTGTTAAAGATATCTGTGTAAAAGCCTTTGAAGAAGCTCCTAAGTGGTTCGGAGTTACTTGTATGGGTGGTGATGGTAAGATAGGTAAGAACTATGCGGAGGTACACTAATGAAAGCATTGATTGATGCTGATAGTATCATCTATACTATAGCCTTTGTAGAGAAGTCTAAGACTAGATGCAAGAAAGCTTTTGATGATAAGCTTAAAGAGATTATTAACAACTTAGAAGCTGATGTTGGTTTAGTCTATATCAAAGGTAAAAATAACTTTAGATACGAAGTAGATCCTGATTATAAGGGACATCGTAAACAAGCATTCGAGGAAGACGTTAAAGAACGTATCGATATGCTATACGAGTATGCCAATGAACACGCTATCAAGTCTGATGGTGGTGAAGCAGATGACTACGTATTTATAGGAGCAATGGATTGTATTGCTGAAGAAGAACCATACATTGTTTGTTGTATAGATAAAGACTTACAACAGATTCCTGGCTGGCAATACAACTACCGTACAGGAACTCTTGTAGAGATTACTCCTGAGTTTGCTTATCGTTTTACTATGAAACAATTCCTTACAGGCGATGCTACAGATAACATCAAAGGTATTGCTAAGATAGGACCTAAGACTGCTGATAAGCTACTTGATAATGTACCTATGGAACAACTATGGGATACTGTTATTAAGACTTGGGAAGAGAAGTTACCACGTAATGAATGGAAAGAACCTTTCGTTAAGTGTGCTAACAATATTTATATTCGTAGGTTATTAGAAGATTTAAGACCTAAAACATTTGAAGAATTAGAGGAAGATTTTAGATGGATACAGGACACTGGCTCTGGAGAGGAGACACCTTCGACGTCTCAAGATACTGTGGATTCGTCTACATCGTCAGATGCACTCACCCCGATGAACGAAGACTTTACATCGGAAGAAAGTTCTTCCACATAAACTTTGGTAAGAAAAGAAAACAAAAGGAAGGTCCTTGGAGGAAGTATTTAACTAGCTCTGCTAATGTTAAAGATGCTATCAAGAAATATGGTAAAGAATATTTTGAATTCCATATTGTAAGTATCTACGAGACAAGAGCAGGAGTAGTTAATGCTGAGGTACAACTTCAATGGCATGCTAATGTATTACATTCTGAATACGAAGAAGGAAAGAATAAGTATTGGAATGGTAATATAGGAGCTATTAAATTTATCGCTAAAGAAAAGGTAGAGAAGTTTGCTACAGACTTTATTGATAGAATAGATAAGGAACAATTTGAATGAGTAGATGGTATCATACTAACTGTCCTAAGTGCGACTCATCAGACGCATTTAGTTACAAGGATGGAGATGAATTCGGTTACTGTTTTAGTTGCTGTAAGTCATCACCAATCAACCCAACATACATTAAAGAGGAATACAATTACGATATGCATTCACTAACAGACATTCAGGAATATGATACAAGAGGTTTTCAAGAGCGTGGGATTACTAAGGTAGTTGCTGCTCACTACGGAGTTAAGGTTAGCTATGCTGAAGATGGAACTATTAGTTCTCACTTCTACCCATACACTAAGAAGAACTCTATTGCTGCTTATAAAGAAAGAAAGTTACCTAAACAATTTGTTATTCATGGTGACTTTAAAGGTACAGAACTATTCGGTCAGAACATTGCTAATGGTTCTCGTACATTAGTAATTACTGAAGGCGAACTAGATGCTATGGCTGTGTCACAAGCACAGTACAGTAAGTACCAGAAGTTCTTCCCTGTTGTAGCTATGCCTAGTGCTTCTGCTACTAACTTAATCTTAGAGCAAAGAGAATGGATTAGATCCTTTGACTCTGTTGTTCTTATGCTAGATAGCGATGACGTAGGTCAACAAGCTACACAGAAGATTGCTAAGATTATTGGCTTTGATAAGGTTAAGGTAGCACAATTACCTGAGAAAGATCCTTGTGATACACTAGTTAAGCACGGTACTGATGCTCTTATGCGTTGTTTATTTGATGCTAAAGAGTTCTCACCTGTAGGAGTACTAAGAGGTGATGATATTTGGAATCACTTTAAAGAACTACAGAACACAGTATCATTACCATACCCTCAATGTCTTAATGGTTTAAACACCAAGCTTAAAGGCATGAGACTAGGTGAGATTGCTTTGTTTACTTCAGGCACAGGCTCAGGTAAATCTACTGTTATCAAAGAGATTGTACTAGAAATCCTAGACAAGACTACTGATATGGTAGGCATGGTATCACTAGAAGAATCTATCGGTGATACAGCTCAGAAGTTTATTGGTATGGCTCTTAATAAGAATCTGATGGACACAACGGTAACAGAAGAAGAACAGTACCAAGGCTTTAAGAAAGTCTTTGGTGATGAACGCTTAGTATTACTTGATCACCAAGGTTCTGTAAGTGATGAGTCATTGGTTGATAAGATTGAACACCTAGCTTTAATGGGTTGTAAGTATCTTATCCTTGATCACATCACTATTGCTGTATCTGAAGGTGCTAAAGGTAAAACAGGTAATGAAGCAGTTGACTCAGTCATGTCAGACTTACTTAAGATTACTAAGAAGCATAACATCTGGTTAGGTATTATTTCTCATCTACGCAAAGGTGAGAAGCCATTTGAAGAAGGTCACTTACCTTCTATCGATGATATCAAAGGCTCAGGTTCTATTAAACAAATCTCATTTGATATTATTGCCTTTGCTCGTAACATGGTAGCAGTAACAGATGCTGAACGTAATACAATCAAACTAAGAGTACTTAAATCACGATTCACTGGTCAGACAGGTGATTGTGGTTCTACTAAATATAATACCGACACAGGTAGATTATCAGATGTGAACTTATTAGACTTTGATGTTGCGTAAAACTAAAATTCATGTTATAATTTTAGACTCAACTTTGAAAGGTTAGAATGAATCCAGTCTCGTATTTATCAGAGAAGATAGGCAAGGTAGTCCTAGACTCTGAGAAGGCTTACAACAAGGGTGCAAAGCTACTTAAAGCTTACCCTAATTGGGAGTCTGATTTAGAAAGGTTCGTAGCAGAATCTTGGGATTTAGTTCTCAATTACTGCTCCGCACCAGCAAGAGTAACCAAAGGAGGTTCTCTTAAGTCGTATGTTAAGCTCACTAACGTTTCTATACAGATCGGTGTAGGTATATGCCGACAAATAGACTTAGATGAGACTGATCCTGGTATTGCTCTAGGTATCGGTGACCTTATGCTTGAAGCTTTTCTTCAAGATGGTCTCATTGATATCTTCAGAGAATACGATGGTCGCAAAGCACCTTATGTAGTGTCTGTTGTTAATCAACCTTTAAATATTAAACCTATTCTTAAGGGTACGGTATTTGGTAAGCCAAGACCTATTGATAATCTCATTAGCCCTATTACCAAAGAACCTTATATCAAGGGATGGAACAACAGAAAGTTATTTAAAGAATACTTAGATAAACCTTTCATTCAAGCTATGGAAGGTCTTAGACAGCAAGCTTGGAACATCAACCTTAATGTACTAGAAACAATTAAGAAGTATCGTAGTGAATTCATTACAGAAACTCTTGATGTTACTGATAGACATGGTGAATTATTTAAATATAATATTCACTGGGAAGATGACCAGCTACCTACTAAGAAACAGTTCTGGCACTTAGATGGTACTAAGTTTCTTCGTAAGAAAGATCCACGAGTACAAAGAGCTTTATCAAAGCTATTTGAGTTCGATCAGGTAATTAAGAAGGCAGACTTTATTGTTGAACATCAGCTACCGTTCTATCAAGAAGTCTCTTGTGATTATCGGGGTCGGATATACTATGCAGAATCCTTTATGGAATTCCAAGGTAGTGACTTAGCCCGTGGTTTATATTTGTTTGATGATAAGAAGGAGTTAACCGATGAAGGGATCAGGTGGCTTTATATTCATGCTGCTGCTTGTTATAACCAGTCTTATACTGTGGATGAGTTATCTAATCTCTCCTGGACCAGTACTGATTATATCAAGTATCTGAATGAAGAACAACTAGATACTATCTCAGTAGACAAGATGACTCTTGAAGACAGAGTAAGATGGACTCTAGAACACCTAGATGAAATCCGTTTAGCTGGCTTACAAGGTCAGATGTTTATGGAAGCTGAGAAGCCTGTATCATATTATGCTTGTTGTGTAGAGATTGCTGAGTATCACTTAAGTAAACTCACAGGACAACCTTATATGTCTGGCTTACCTATTCCTATTGATGGTAGTAATAATGGATGGCAACACCTTGCTGCTATGTCTAAGGACAAACAAGCGGGTACGTTGGTTAGTCTTGTACCTACACCTATCCAGAAGGACTTCTATGTAGCAGTAGCTAAAGAATTAATTGAGCTAATGCCTACATGGTTTGAACAAAGACAGATACCTATGAAGCATATCCGCAAGGGTATTGCTAAACGAGGTTCAATGACAAGAGCTTACTCAGCAGGTAAGAAGAAGATACAATCTAATATGTATGATGATTGCCACGTAGAAGGTTATACTTCTAAATACAATATCACTGAAGAAGATACTGATGAACTAGCTGGTGGTCTTATCAAGGCTATTAACTCAGTATGCTCAGGACCACTTAAAACTACTAAGTATCTACAGAAGATAGCTGAACATGAGCTTAACTCTGGTGAACAAGGTATCGAATGGGTTACTCCTTCAGGCTTCCCTGTTAAATATAAGGTGTATCTACAACATGAACGACGTTATCAAGGCACTATCAAAGGTGTTAACAACAATAAATCCATATCACATATTGTTAAGGTTGATGTACGAAACAAAGACACTAACGAAAAGGTTCCATGCCGCAGATCTTTTGCTTCTGGCATTAGTCCTAATGTGGTACATAGCTATGATGCAGCTCATATGGCAAATACCATCCGAACATTTAGTGGATCGTTTGGTGCTGTGCATGACTCTTTTAGTACACATGCTAATGATGTGGATAGGCTACAAAGAATAACTAAAGAGCAGTTCATCGCTCAATATGACACAGAGAATTTCTTTGATGTCTTACAAAACAATTTAATGAAACACAAAGACTCATTCGGATACACACAACCTGTGTTAGGAGACCTAGATGTGTCTGATGTAATTAACTCTCAATACTTTTTCTGTTAAGGAATATAATAATAATGAATCAATACCAAGAATTTATCGCCAAATCTCGTTACGCACGCTACCTACCTGAAGAATCTCGAAGAGAGAATTGGAGTGAAACATCCCATCGTTGGGTAGAATTCTTCCAGAAAGAACTAGGTGATAAGGTTGATGCTCAAACATGGGCAGACCTTACACATGCAATTAAAGATTTAAAGGTATTACCATCAATGCGTAGTATCATGACTGCTGGTGAGGCACTTGACCGTACCCACGTAGCAGCATACAACTGTTCTTATCTGCCTATTGATAGCTCACGTTCATTCGATGAAGCTATGTATATTCTTTTATGTGGTACAGGTGTAGGCTTCTCATGTGAAGAGAAGTACGTAAGTCAACTACCTGTAGTACCTACCTTAGTAGAATCAGATAAGGTTATTACAGTAGCCGACTCTAAAGAAGGTTGGTGTGAAGCTTACCGATTGTTGATTGCTCGCTTATATGCTGGTATTATTCCTAAGTGGGATACATCATTAGTGCGACCAGCTGGTGCTCCATTAAAGACATTTGGTGGTAGAGCTTCAGGTCCTCAGCCATTGATTGCTTTGTTTGAATACACAGTAAACAAGTTTAAGAACGCTCAAGACAGAAAACTAAGCCCGATTGAATGCCATGATATCATGTGTAAGATCGGTGAGGTAGTTGTTGTTGGTGGTGTACGTCGATCAGCTATGATTAGCTTAGGTGACTTAGGTTCTTATGACCACGCTACTGCTAAGGCAGGTGCTTGGTGGGAGAATCATGCTGAACGTGCATTAGCTAATAACTCAGCTATCTACACACATAAGCCTTCTATCGGTGAGTTCATGAAGGAATGGTTAGATATCTATAACTCTCATTCAGGTGAACGAGGTATCTTTAACCGTGAAGCTTCTCAGAAACAAGCTGCTAAGTTTGGTTTCCGTGAACACAATGTAGACTATGGTACTAATCCTTGTTCAGAGATTATCCTTAAGCCTTATCAGTTCTGTAACCTATCTACTGTTATTGTGGAACCTACAGATACTATTGGTAGTCTATATCGTAAGGTAGAACTAGCTACTATCATGGGTACATTCCAGTCTACATTGACTAACTTCCCTTATCTTCGTGATGTGTGGAAGACAAACACAGAACAAGAACGATTGTTAGGTGTGTCTATGACTGGTATCTTGGATAATCCATTACTACGTGGTGAAGGAGTTGTTCTAGAAATGCTACTCAATGGCTTGCGAGATCGTGCCAGAGCAGTGAACAAGGAATGGGCTGATAAGTTGGGTATCCCAGCATCTGCGGCTATCACCTGTGTTAAACCTGAGGGTACTGTAAGCCAACTTACACAGACATCTTCTGGTATTCATGCTGGTCACGCACCATATTATATTCGTCGTGTTCGTCAGGATATTAAAGACCCACTAACTCAATTCATGATTGATCAAGGTGTTCCTAATGAGCCTTGCTTTATGAAGCCTGATCAGACAGTTGTATTCTCTTTCCCTCAGAAGTCAGAAGGATTTACTCGTAGAGACCTTACTGCATTACAACACTTAGAAATCTGGTTAGCATATCAGAGACATTGGTGTGAGCATAAGCCTTCAGTAACTATCTCTGTTAAAGACCATGAGTGGATGGAAGTAGGTGCATGGGTATTTGAACATTTCGATGAGTGTACAGGTATTAGCTTCCTACCAGATGATGGTGGTACATACCAACAAGCTCCATATGAAGATACTGATGAGTATA